CGGTCGAGCAGGTCGGCGAGATGGCCGACGGCGTCGAGGTCGAGGGGAGTGTCGTCCGGTACGTAGATGTCGACGGTGACGCCGTCTACGTCGGACCACAGAGGCGTGACCTTGATCGGTTCCTCTGCTCCCGAGAAGTGGATGTGTTCGGTGGTGCCGACCGCGGTCCCGTCCGTGATTGCTCCCCAGACGGTCGTCGCCGTGTCGATCATGCGTGATGCTCCCTCGTTGTTCGCTCCGGTCGCCGGTGTGGCGCGTCTAACGTTAGTGGACAAACGTCCTTTAGTCCGAGACTTCGACAAACTCACCTTGTTCCTTCCTGTGCAGTGCTTGCGAGGACGGGATCGGCGACGCCCCAGACGTGCCTGCACCCGGGCATCCCGCAGCCGATCCGCCATCCCTTCGGGTCGACCCACAGCGAGGCAAAGCCGCAGAGCGGGCACGGGTCCTCGATGCGGAACGGCCGCAGTCCGCGCGGGGGTTCGACCACCCGGGACGCGCTGCGGTGGTGGTCCCACATGGCCTCGATGACCTCGGACGCCAGGGCGTCGTCCGCATCGTTGACCGCGGCGAGGTTGTCGGCGATCAGCCCGAGCCGGCCAGCGGTCCCGGGCGGAACGGCGACGGTCCCGCGCAGCGTCCCGCGGACGAGGGCGGCATACCGTCCGGCGTCCTTCTCGATGGCTGCGCGGAGGTCAACCACCTCGGGCCGGATGGGAAGGTCGGGCTCGACCTTGGTCCCGCGGATGCCTACGCCATCGGAGGAACCGCTGCCCGACCCGGCCGCCACGTGCCCGGCGAGGTCGGCGTGCTGCGCGGCGAGTTCGCGGATGGTGGTCGCCGCCCGGGCGATCCATCCGGCCACCGCGCGGGCGTGCTGCTCGTCCGTCATCCGACGTCCCCCATCCGCAGCGCCCGCCGGACGGCCGCCTTGGTCTCCTCGTGGTCCGTGGCGACGCCGAGCGCCCGGTCGGGCCTGACCTGCATCCGGCGACTGACCTCGTCGGCAGCTGCCTCGGGGGCCATCCCGTCGGCGATGCACCGCCTGACCGCCTCGGACCACGCACGGGCAGCCTTTGGCGAGTCCGCCAAGGCGTAGGGCGGCGTCGGCGGCGGGACGTCGTCGATGCGGTCGCGCCGAACGCGCTTCACGCGGGCGATGATGTCGGCGGGCATCACCCGGAACCGGCTCTCGCGGTAGTGGGCCACGACGGCGTCACGTGCGTCCTCGGCCCGGATGTCGTGCAGCGCCGCACCCCATGCGATCGCGTCCTCCTCGGTGACCTCGCGGCCGTCGAACGACGCAGCGATCCCGAGCGTCAGGGCCGCCTCGGTGCGGTTCACGATCCGCCCCCGATCGCGGGCGGCAGGCCCATCCCGTCGGCCTCGGCCAGCCGCCGGGCAACATCCATCGCCTGGGAGACCCGGTCCGTGGTGTTCGCGCGGCCACCGGCCCGCGGCGGGTAGGGAGCGTCATCCCAGCGGCGACCACGGAGCCAGGTCGCCGCGTGCGGGACGAACTGCTCGTCCGGCAGGTTGGGGTCCGCTGCCATGCGCTGCGCGCCCTGGACGATCGGCCCGAGCTGCACCGTCTGCCGGGTCTCCTTGGCGATGTCGCGGACGACCGCGGCGAGGGCCTTGCGGGCAGCCTGCTTGCCGACCTTGCGCGGGTAGACAGCCCAGAACGCCTCGAACGCCATGTCGAGCAGGTCCGGGGGGACATCCGGCGTCGCCGCGGAACGCGGTGACGGAGTAGAGGACGGTTCAGTACGGTTCATGGACGGTTTGTCGGCAACAGCGTTCACCCCGTGGCTACCCGGCTGTTCACCCCGTGCGTCCCGCTCGTGCACCCCGTCGACCACGGGCGGCACGTCGTTCACCCCGTGCGCGACAGGAACCTGGTTCACCCCGTGGATGTCGAGGTCGTAGACGACCGGGCGACGATCGGCGCGGATGTGAGCGACGATGGCCTGATTGCCGCGCACGATGATCCCGGCCTCCTCCATGCGCCGGAGCTTGTTGTGGACGGTCCGCACCGAGCACCGCGCGTACTCCGCGAGGGTCGCCTTCGACGGGTAGGCAGCCGAACCGTCCCCGGCCGCGTGGTCGGCGAGGCCGATGAGGACGAGGTGCTCCTGGGCGTCGGCGACGGGCGCGCTCTTGAGCGCCCACACCATCGCTTCAAGGCTCACGCGTCACCCCCGGCTGCCTCGTGGTCGGCCGCGTCCTCGTCGAGGGTCGACGTCGGCAGGTCGCCTGTGGCGGCGATGGTCGCGGCCTTGGCGTCGCCCTTGACGAAGACCAGCAGGTACTCGTGCACGCGGCCCGCCTTGCGCGACGCGTCGAACTGCTTCGGGGTCCGGACGGCCGCGGTTCCGATGGGCGTCAGGAGGATGTGGTCGTTGTAGAGGTCGAGGCCCGCGTCGCGGAATGCCTGGATCGTGTCGGGCACGAGACCGAGACAGGATCCGTCGCCGCCCTTCTCGCGAACCTCGCCGATCACCCACGCCGCGAAGCGGTTCGGGCGCAGCGTCTCGCAGGCTGCGGCGATGATCCCGCGGTACGCGTCGAGGAAGTCGGGGTACGACATGGCCGACAGGTCGGCGGGGTCGTCCGAGTACTTTTCGAGGTAGGCGTACGGCGGGCACGAGAACACGAGGTCGGACTCGTACCCGTCATCGCGCAGGCCGGGGATCACAGCTGCGCTGTCACCGGCGATCCATGACGGCCGCACGTCCCCGGCGATGTCGGCCTGCTGGCGGTTTGCTTCGACCTGCTCGGGCCGCAGCTCTACGCCGGTGTAGTCGCGCGCCATGGCACCGGCGACCACGCCCCTGACCGACCCGCCCGCGAACGGGTCGAGGACGCGGTGCCCGGGCGCGGAGTACCAGCGGTACACCAGCTCGCAGAGGGTCGGCGAGAACGTCGATGTCTGCGGGGTGGCGTTCGGGTTCCCGATCGGCTTCCCGTCGGGCCGGACGTAGTCCATGCCCATGTTGTAGGTGAGGACGTCGCGGCCGAGCTCGCTCTGGATGCCGAGAGACTTCCACTTCTTGTCCCGGCCGATCCACGCCTTGCCGCGCCGGTCGAGGACGGTGAACGGCGGCTCGGTGTACCGCTCGCGCAGGAGGTTGGACGCCTGCGGCGTCATGTCGAACAGCCCGTCGGTGGGCATGATATCAGTAGTCAAGTCGTCCATTTCCTTTAGACGTTCGTGGCGCGCCAGATGTGCGCGGTGTTGCCCATGCCGGACCGCCCGAGCTGCCCGGGGACGGCCTCGACCTCGCCGTCGCGGACGAGTTCCGAGACGCGGGTGCGGACGCCCGAGGGCGACGCCTGGACGTGGGTCATGATCTGGTCATGGGTCATCGGTCCGTGGTCGCGCAGGGCGGCGAGCACCTGCTCGCGGATGCGGGGCCGCCCGCGCACTGCCTGGGCGGCTGCGGCGTGCGAGGTGATCGGGTCGCCGCGACGGACGGGCAGGGTGTTCGTGGTCATTCGGGTGCTCCTTCGAGGTTGCGGATTCCTTCGGGCGTGGCGACGACGGCGGTCGACGTCCACGCGGTGCCGGTGGCGCGGTAGTAGAGGTCCCCGTGGCGCAGTACGGGCACGTCTGCGGGGTCCGTGTTGGACGGGACGATGAGGCCGCGCTGCTCGGCCCACCGGGGCCGCAGGTGGGCCATCTGATGACAGACGGGGTGTAGGCAGATCAGGTTCTCCAGGCTGTCCTTGCCGCCACGCGAGCGCAGGAGGCGGTGATGGCATTCCCACGCCCCCGGATCGACGTAGAGGCCGCAGTGGTCGCACCGGCCCTCGGCCCGGTCATAGACGGCCTGCCGCAGCTGCGGGTCCATCGTGGGACGGCGCAGCCCCTTGCGCTTGGCCGCCCTCGGCTTCGCTGGGTTGGCGGCCTTAGATGTCCGGGGCAGTGACACCGTCGCCCGGGGCAGGGCGGCCGTCCTGCGCAACGGTGTGCGCCGGATGATCGGACCCCCGCGGTTCACATGCCCTCCCCGCGGCCCGCGATGCTGAACATGGCCCGGACGGACGCCCCGACGGACTGGTAGGCCCGAAGCTCCTCGCGCAGCGCCTCGGCCTGGTCCTTGGCGTAGCGGTGGGCCACGTCGGCGATGTCGCGTGCCTCGCGCTCGGCCTCGGTCTCGAGTTCGGCCGCGTACTTCCGCTCGTGTGCCGGACCGTTGTGACCCATGTAGGCGAGGGCGAACGCGCGGTCGTAGGCCCGGTCCTTGGCGAGGTACTCGGCGTACGACTTCGACACCACCGGGACGCCGTTGGCGATCCGGTTACTGATGCCCCGGATGTGCCGCTCGATGTCGACGGGGTTGAGGACGTCGGTCACGCGTCGGCCTCCTGCTCGCCCCACGCGGCGCGGACGGCGGCCACGCGGTCGGAGTACCTCTGCCGCACCGGCTCGGGTGCCATGCCGAGCTGGTACTCGTCGTACAGCCCGGCGAGGGCGGGCAGGTCGGCGGCGGCGTCGAGCGCGGCGTACAGGGCCGCCTCGCGGTCCGCGGGGGACGCGGTGGCCGTGGTGGTCGGCACGCCCCGCCCGACAGCCGCAGCGCCGTCGTCGTCGTCCTCGGTAATCAGCCCGGTGAGGCACGCGAGCAGGTAGCGGCGGGCGTAGGTGAGCGCAGACCCGATGTCCTGGGGGTGGCGGCCGTGCAGAGGCAGGCGTCCCTCGTCGCCGTCGCCGCTCGCGATGTGCACGAGCCGGCCGATGACGTGCGGCGCACCGTCGGGGCCGATGCCGGGGCGGGCGTTAAACACGAGGCCGTGTTCACCGAGGATCGGCTGGGCGGCGGCCACGACGTCGGCGAGGTCGGCGTAGGTGTAGCTGCGGCCGTCGCTGCCCGTCGCCGTGCGGTTCTTCGGCACGGTCGGCATGGCATCCTGGAACGCGGCCAGTGCCGCGTAGTAGTCCTTCACTGTGCGGGCTCCTTGGGGATGTCGAGGGCGTCCGGCGTGGCCTCGTCGGGGATGCCGAGGGCGTCGTGCCAACCGGCTGTGATCGGCGGGATCGGCCCGTTGTCGAGGAGGCGACGGGGCATCAGCAGGCCGATGAAGTCGTCGTGCGGCTGCACCAGCAACGGCTTGCCGGGGCCGCCGGTCGCCGAGATGCGGGTAGCCGTCCGAGGCGACGCCGCTACCTTGAAGTCGGACAGGAACTTGAAGTTCACGCCGACGTCCGACAGGACGGCCTCGGGCGAACCCGCCTTGACCATCGCCTCGCGGATGAGCTTCGCGATGTCCGGGAAGGTGCCGTTCCGCGAGGGGATCGTCACGGCCGCCCCGGCAGGGTCGGAGAACGTCGCGCCGTTGGCGTCGAACGTGACGTCGATCGGCCGGGCCTTGTGAACGCGGCTGCGCCCGAGCCGGTGGAACGACAGCACGGACGCCAGGTCCGCCGCAGACACCAGCACCTGAACCGGCGTCGCCTCGCGGTCGTTCTCGCCATGGCGCAGGCGGGACAGCCCGGCGCGGAAGCGGTCGGTCGTGACGGCGAGCGTGTGGTCGGCGCGGACGTCGAGCTGCACGTAGGTCAGCACGGGGAGCATGTCGTCCACCCCGGCGCAGGCGAGGGCCGGCTTCAGCCACGTGTCGAGCGCGAGGCGCGGGACGGTGATCGTCGTTGCACTCATGCGTCACCGCCGAGGATGGTCAGGAGGGTTCCCTGATAGGTCGACGTGTACTCGCGGACGAGGTCGGGGTGGGCGGCCTCCAGGCCCTTCTTGTCGAAGCGCTCCTTGGGGAAGTGTGACCACTTGACGCGCCGGATGCCGCCGACGGTCAGGAATCCGCCGTCCTTGCCGATCTCGTCCTTCATGCGCTTCTCGATGGCCTCGCGTTCGGCCTTGAGCTTGTCCTGCTGACCCTTGATGACGGCGAGCCGCTTGAGGTCGTCGGCGACCATCTGCGGGATAGCGGCCTCGACCTCGCGGGGCTTCCACCGCGTCGACAGGTGGCGGGCCTCGACGCACGCCCAGAAGTCACGCGCAGCATCGAGCAGCTCGGCGATGCGGTCCTCGTCGCGTTCGATCGGTCCCACGTGGAGGACTTCCTCGACGGCGTCGACCCACTCCGACTCGGGCATCTTGCGCCATCCGGGCGGGTTGATACCGACGACCCAGCGGGCGTGGGCGCGGCCGGTGACAGCGAGGTACCACTGCGTCTGGTCGTACGCGTGGGCGGACACGATGCCGTCGCGCCAGTCCTCGGCGGCCTTGGTGTCCTTGCCAGTGGTCTTGCATTCGAGGATGCCGCCGTCGGACGTCAGGGCGTCGGGGTTGGCGTACCGCCACGACTCGGACTTGTTGCGGAACAGGCCGCCGGGCCGGACTGTGATGCCGTGGTGGTCGCTTGACTCGGCGATCAGCCGGGGCTCAAGCAGGTGGCCGAAGCGGAACCACGGGCGATCGGCCTCGACGGGCTCGTCCGTTGACACCTTCTCGTCGTACACGGCCTCGGGCGTCATGGCCGCCGTGTGCGTACCCATCAGGGCGGTGATGTCGGTGCCGCCGATTCCGGCGCGACGCTGGCGCAGCCACGCGGTGCGGTCGGTGTTCTCGTCGACGTCGACGCGGACGGCGTCGGGGGTGCGCCAGTTGGCGCGGGTCTTGGTCGCCATCAGCTGCGACCCCCGAACGGGGCCGCGTAGACCTCGCGGTCGTACGGCTCGCCCTGTGCCTTGACCTCGGCGACACTCGCCGTGCACGGGCACCAATCGGCCGAGCAACGCTGCCCGGAACGAGTAGCGTGGTGGTCGTGGGCGTGACCGCAGCCAGCGCAGCGATGCGCCGTCTCGGTGCGGATCGTTTCCAACTCTGTCATGTGTCCTTCGTCCTCCGGTTGGTGTTTATGAATGCCTGGATGTCGGCCGGGTCGTACCGCCACGCGCCACCGACGGCCACGCCTGCGAGCAGGCCGTCGCGCCGCAGGCGGGCGAGGGTCCACGTCGACACGGCTAGCGCCTGCGCGGCCTGTGTGGGGGTGAGCAGGTGATCGACGCCGACCCACCCGGTAGCGGTCACGCCAGCGCCGCGCCGTCCCTGTGGACGAACAGCTCGCCCACGGGCACGCCGAGCGCGTCGGCGATGCGCACCGCCTTGTCCTTGGCGATGCCGTATCCCGGCTTCGCCGCAACGTTGCTGATGGTCGAGCGGGACACCCCGGAGGCCGCCTCCAGTAGGCGAATCGAGGTGCGCGCCCGGTCGATCGCGGCATCCACCGCACCGGGGCGCGCGGTGACGATCGCGATGCCGAGGTTTGCCACGGTCATGCGTTCTCCTTCGGAACTAGTCTGTCCGTCTATTTTCGTTAGACGGCGTGGCCGCACCGTATGCCACGAATCCGCCCGGTGTCCACAAGGACTAGCCCGGCGTGTCGTCTATCGCTAGACGACTGGTGTCTATAACCACTAGACTCGGGTACCTACACCGACGGAGGACAACATGACGAACGAAGCACTCTCGCTCGCCGACCTCATCCAGCGCGAGCGCGATGCGACCGGGGCGAGCTATCTAGACATCGCCACGAAGTGCGGCCTGTCCAAGGCCAAGATCGGGCAGCTCGCTATCACCGGGGCCAAGTACCAGGTGCACCGATCCACCATCGAAAAGCTCGCGAAGGGCCTGCGCCTGCCGCTGCCGGTGGTGCAGCACGCCGCCCTCGTGACGGCTGGGATCGCGGACCCGTCCGACGGTCGCTCGACCCGTATCGAACTGATGGCTAGCCAGCTCGCGCTTCTAGATGACGCCATGCTCGACGCCATCGCTGCGATGATCGACGCAGCTGTCCGGCGGAAGGCCGCGAATGGGTAGGCCGCCGCTCCCCGTTGGCACCTGGGGGAGCATCAGCGTTGAGCCGTGCCCGGCGGGGTTCCGTGCCCGTACCCGGTTCCGCGACCTCGACGGCGTGACGCGGCAGGTTGAGCGGACCGGCCGGACGCGGGGCGCAGCCCGGGACGCCCTGACGTCATATCTCGTAGAGCGCACCACGCCGTCAGTCGACGCCATCACGGGCGAGTCACTGGTGCGCGATGTCGCCGCGGTGTGGATGGAGGAACGCACTGACCTCGTGGACAACACGCGCCGCCGCTACCGGGAGTTGCTGGCTGATCACATCGGCCCAGCGGTCGGGTCCCTGCGCGTCCGCGAGGCCACGGTCACCCGGCTCGACAGGTTCCTCAAGAACGTCACGGCCGACACCGGCGCACCGACCGCCAAGCTCTGCCTGTCCGTCCTGTCGGGCGTCATGGGCCTTGCCGTCCGCCACGGGGCGGCTGCGACCAACCCGCTTCGGGACGTCGCGCCGGTCGTGGTCGAGTCCAAGGAGGTCCGCGCAATGACCTTTGAGGAAGTGACGACCGTCCGTGCTGCGGTGTCCGCCTACGTCGAGGGGCGGCCGATCGTCCCCGACGAGGTCGTCCGCAAGGGTCGGTCGCGCGCTGTCGACCTGCTCGACATCGTGGACGTGATGCTTGCGACCGGCGTACGCATCGGCGAGGTGCTGGCGATCCGGTGGTGCGACGTCGACCTTGAGGCCGGGACGGTCACCGTCTGCGGCACCGTGATCCTGAGCGACACCAAGCCGGCCAAGTACGTCCGTCAGCCGTTCACCAAGGGCAAGAAGCCGCAGACCTACCTCCTGCCCGGGTTCGGCATCGAGGCCCTGATGCGGCGTCGGGTGGCGATGACCCACGCGAACACGGAGGACCTGGTGTTCCCGTCCCAGGCGGGCACGGTCCGCGACCCGGGCAACGTCCGCGCGACCTACAAGAGGGTGTTCGGCAAGGTCGGCCTGGATTGGGTCACCCCGCACACTTTCCGCAAGACCGTAGCGACCGTGGTCGAGCGCGAGGCTGACCTGCGCACCGCCTCCCAGCAGATGAACCACGGCTCGGAGGTCGTGACGAAGCGTCACTACGTTGCCCGGCCGACGATGGGGCCGGACACCCGGCACATCACATCTCGTTTCGTGCCGCAGTCGTCTAACGAATGAAGACGCCCGATCTAGTACGCACCCTCGGCCTCAGCGGCCCGCGCCCACTCCGCACGCTGCGCCTCGCGCGCCGCAGAGCGGGCGTCCGCCTCGGCCGCCGCGACCTTGCGCTCGTAGGCCCACCGGGCGCGCGCGCCGTCGCGGTAGCCGGTCTTGGACGGGCCATCAGTCATGCCGTCGTAGTAGCCGCGTGCGCGCCCAGCGCCCATGGTGCCCATGTGCTGCCAGCCGAGGTCCCATCCGTCGCGGTAGCTGCGGGTCGCGGCCGTCCGCGGCGGGTACGGCGACGGCGGGTAGCGGCGCTCGCGGGGCATGGGTCGTCCTTCGGTATTCCGTGCGGCTCGACCCTCGCCCTGATCGTACGCCGCGCCAGCGGTGGGTTTCCGTGGGGTTTCCGTGGGATCGCCGAGATTAGACGGTCCGTGGACGGCCGCCATTCCTGCTCCCATGCAGGTCAGACGGCCAAGACGGTGCCCCAGGTAGGAGTCGAACCTACGACCTTTCGCTTCGGGCGTTCAGCGTTGTTGGACGTTGGTACGCGTTGTGTTAGACGCCCCGAATCGCGCCCTGACGTGCCCAGAGTGGCCGCGACGGGCCGGTGCGGGGCGTGTCAGGCGGGGGGCGGGCTAGCCGGGGGCCGGATCGTTTGCGTGGGGTAATGGTGGGCGACGGCGTCTAAAGATAGTGTGCGCCACGTCTTGCGATGGTGGATTCAGGCACTTAATGTTTCGGGTGTCAGCAAGCCACCAACGCAAGGAGCAACGATGACCACCACGACTACCGCCACCCGCAACCCGGCCTGGTACAAGCTCGGCCAGACGGTCGACGGCGATGGCGGCATGACCGCCTCCGACGCGATGAAGGCTGGCCGCCTCGGAGGGTGGAACGTCCGCAAGGAGGCCATGACCACGGCCTCGGGCATCGTCGTCCCGAACCGCGTTGCGACGGTGCGCACGGACCCCGACACGGGCGAGACGAAGTACCTCGGGTACGTCGGCCACAGCTACGTGATCCAGCAGAACGAGGAAACGTTCGACTTCCTCGACTCGATCGTCGACCAGTCGGGCGCGCACTACGACACGGCGGGGTTCATGAAGGACGGCGCGCGGGTGTTCATGACGATGAAGATGCCCGAGGGCATCAAGATCGCTGGCGAGGACGCCCACGACCTCTACCTGCTCGCGACCAACGGCCACGACGGATTCAACGCCTTCAAGATCGCGGTCGTTCCGATCCGCCTCATGTGCACCAACCAGATCAGCATGGCCTTCCGCAACGCCCGGCAGACCTGGACCGTCCGCCACACGGTCAACATGGCGGGCCGCCTGACCGAGGCCCGGCACTCGCTGGAGCTGACGTTCGACTACATGGACGAGTTCTCGGCCCAGATGGAGCGCCTGCTCGATCAGGCGTACACCGACGCCGAGTTCGACAAGCTGACCAAGGCCCTGATCCCCGACCCCAAGACCGACGCGGGCCTCCTGCGGGTCAAGGAGCGTCGGGACGACCTGTGGCACCTGTTCACCGAGGCCGAGACGAACGCCTTCGGTCGTGGCACCGCCTACGCCGCCTTCAATGCGGCCACCGAGTACGCCGACTGGTTCGCGCCGGTCCGTGGCGACAAGGACGGCACGAAGCGCGCCCAGCGGATCATGGACGGCGGCGTGACCCAGGACTTCAAGAACTTCGCCCTCGCGTCCATCTCCGCCTGAGCGCGTCGCGGGCCGGGGCTCCGTGCCCCGGCCCGACGGACCGTCTAAAGATTCTCGGGCCATCGTCTCGACGGCGTAGACGGCGAGGACTTAGCGTCTCAGGTGTCAGCAAGCAGCACCGCCAAAGGAATCAATCATGAGCAACGCCATCACAATCGATCTGGATGCCGACGACCTCGCCCGCATCTGCCGGGCTCTCGACATCGCCGCCGACGAGCACCTCGCCCGCGCGAACGCGTCCACCGGACGCCGCGAGTTCACCGAGAACATGAACGAGTACAACGCTCTCTGGGTCACCCGCAGGGGTCTCGCGAAGCGTCTGGCGGCGGGTCGATGAGCGACGACGCCGCCCGCAAGATCGGCGCGCTTCTCGCCAAGGCCGAGCGCACCGACAACCCGCACGAGGCCGAGGCGTTCACGCGCAAGGCCGAGCAGCTGATGGTCAAGCTCGGGATTGACGAGGCGATGGCACGGCAGGCCGCCGGTGCGGCCGCGCGTCCCGAGGCGATCATTGAGCGCCGCGTGCGGGTCGCCGTGGACACGACGACCCTGCGCACGTGGTGGCCCCGCATGGCCGACGAGACGCGCGCCTGTGACGCCTGCGGGGTCGACCTGCCCGCCCGCAGGTTCCCGACCACCAAGAACCGCGGCGAGCGGGTCGGCGAGTGCCGTCCGTGCCGGGACGAGCGCGCCAAGGCCGGCCAGCGGGTGAACGCCGAGACGAACGCGTACAACCGCGAGCACGTGGCCGGATGGCACCGCATCGCCCGGGTTCTCGGGGCGGACACCTACTACATGGGGGACTACGCGACGGTGTACCTCGTCGGGTTCGCGTCCGACGTCGCGCGCATCGAGGTGCTCGTCACGTCCCTCAAAGCGCAGGCGACCCTCGCCATGTGGTCATGGTGGGCGGCGCACCCCGACGAGCGCCGGTGGGCCTGGAACAGCGCCGACGCCACGAAGGCGCGCCGGGACTTCCTGATCTCGTTCTATGCGGCCGTGGCCCGCCGCCTGCGCGAGCAGACGCGCGAGGCGACCGATGCCACGCCCGGCGCGGCCCTCGCCCTGCGGGACAAGGCGTCCGAGGTCCGCGACCGCATGGAAGCGATGAACCTCAAGCACACGCGTGGGCGCAACTACTCGGGCTCCGTGGCAGGTGCTCAGGCGGGCATGGTCGCCGACCTCGGTGGCAACAAGGTGGGCGGCGGGCACCGGGCGATCGGCCGTAGCTAGACCGTCTAAAGAATCTGGGCTATTCGTCTCGACGCTGTGGACGACAGGACTTAGCGTCTCAGGTGTCAGCAAGCAGCACCACCAAGGAGCACACGATGGACAAGACCGACGCGATCATGCACCTGGCGCGCGAGGCCCAGGATGCCGCCCGGGCTCACGCTGTGGCCGTTCACGAGTACGTGAACGACCGCGCCGCGTACGATCGGATCCCGGCGCTCGCCGCGGCGTGGACCGCAGCAGAGGCCGCGCTCCGCGAGGCCGTCGCCGAGGCGATCTACGGGAACGGCGAGTGATGGCAACCGCGGGCCGCACTCACGTCCTGATGCCGAACATGGTCTACGCCTGCGGTGGGTCGATCCTCGATGACGAGCCGAAGCCGCAGGGCGGCCGCCGGTACCAGATCGGAGTCGAGGACTGGTCGGCGGTGACGTGCCCCGACTGCCTCGCGTTCGGCGAGGTCGACGTCCGCAACATGATCAACCGCCAGCAGGGCCGCGAGGACCGCTATGCCGCGTCGGACGCTCCGGACGCGTGGGCGCTCGAAGGCGCGCCGATCCGCCGGGCCGCCCACGAGCCGGGCTGCCGGGCCGTCAACTTCGACGCCGAGACCGGCCGGTACACCGGAACGCGGGCCTCTGACCCGGACAACTGTGCCGGGTGTCGGGCGGAACAGACCCTCGTCGCGTCTCACCCGCTGTACGTCAGCGAGCGGGCGGCCCTGGACGCCGCGCGCATCCCGAAGTGGGCCGACAACCCGCCCCGGGTCCTCGTCCGCGTAGACGGCGGCCCGTGGCAGCTGAACCCGACCCAGGCCAACGACAAGGAAGGAACCGACATGACGACGACCGCCACCGACGAGCAGGTGCAGCTCGTCTACACCCCGCCCACCGGCGGCCGGAAGGTCGGCCGGGTGCACCGGACGACCTGCCAGCACATCCCCAGGGGCGCGACCACGATCCCGGCCGAACGGGTCGACGCCGACGCCCTGACCGACGCGACGCGGGCCACCTGCTGCTCGCCCCGCATGTTCGACATCCGCAACGCCATCGCTGCGGACGCATCCACCACCACGAAGGGAACCGACATGACCACCGCCAAGACCGCCGCCGCGAAGCCCGCCGCCAAGAAGGCCGCGCCCGCCAAGTCTGCCGCTGCCAAGCCGGCCAAGACCGCTGCCGCGAAGCCGGCCGCCGACAAGGCCGCCAAGAAGGCCGCCGCACCGAAGCCGAAGGCGGACGCCCCGGCCCGGACGAAGGTGGCGTCGTTCACCCCGACCGGCAAGGACGGCGAGACCTTCAAGTGCCAGGGCGCGTGCGGCCAGTCCCTGCCGGTCAAGAAGTTCCCGACGATCACCGGCACCGACCGCCGGGCCGTCGAGTGCCGCCCCGACCGCGACGCCCGCACCAAGGCCGAGAAGGAGGCCCGCCAGAAGGCGAAGGCCGCCGCCGGGAAGGCGTGACGACATGGCGCGCATCAAGGTCACGGGGTACGTCGACACCGACGACCTCAACGAGGACATGGTCGACCTCGACCACCCGACCGGCCTCACGGCAGAGGGGTTCGATGACCTCAACGCCACCCTTCTCGGGCTGTCCGACGTGACGGCCGAGGTGGTCCCCGACTAGGTCGGGTGCAGGGCATTCGCGAGACCGCCGGTCTCCGGGTAACCTGCCAAACGACGCCCCCGGGCTCGAGCCGTTGGATGCTTGCTGACACTTGCTTCCTTTGGTGGCTCGCCCGGGGGCGTCGTTGCGTCCCAACACGGGCGTCTAAAGAAAATGTCCGAAGGTTCTTGTCCGCGTGGACGACCTCCCTTAAGTTCTCAGGTGTCAGCAAGCAACACCAATGGATGCCGGAGGCAGCTATGAACAAGGACGTGAACCAGCTCATCAAGACCGTTCGAAAGGTCGGCGGGTTCGAGATCGGCTACACCAAGCGCCACGTGGTCGTGACCAATGTCGAGACCGGCGAGCGGGCGATCCTTCCCAAGACGCCTAGTGACAGCCGGTGGCGCAAGAACGCGGTGGCGGACCTGAAGCGCATCGGCTTCATTCTGCCGCGATGATCGTCTAACGAAAGTGGCCGAACGTCTTGCACTGCGAGGCGTTCGGCCCTTAAGTTCTCAGGTGTCAGCAAGCAACACCAACCGAAGGGACAGACGATGATCGTCAGCCACATCGCCCCGGCCGCCGAGACGAACGGCGAGGCGTACCGCGCCGGTCGCCGGATCGCAGAGGACATCCTCCACCGGCGCGGGGCAGCCGCCCTGGCGCAGGTGGTCCACACCGGCGACCTCGACGAGGAGGCCGGTCGTCTGACCGGCCTCAGCCTGCACCACCACTGGGGCGTGCGGTCGATCCTGCGCGAACGCGCGTAGCGGCCCCAGAACGACGAAACGCCCCCCGCTCGGCCACGTGGACCGAGCGGGGGGCGTTCGTGCGTCAGCGGCCCGCACAGGCGGCGAGCGGACGGGAAAACAGGTGCAGGGCGAGGGTTGTCTCACACTCTTGACCGACTCCCGAAGGAGCCAAACAGGAAATGTCCCTCGCCCTGCGTCCGTCACCCTAGCAAACGGGTCAGAGCGAGGGGTCGGCCACGTCGCCCGGGTCGTAGCTGTAGGCGTGGTCCTCGTCCAACGCCCGCGGCTCGGGCAGGAGCCACGGGGCGAACCTGTCGAACAGGTTGTTGACGCCGGGGAGCGCCATGATGCGGGTGACCGCAGTCGCCACGGCGATCGTGGCAGCGACGACGGGCAGGCCGGGGTCGACGCCCGCCGCCTCCACGATCAGCGACCAGACGGCCGCGAGGCCGACGATGAACGCGAACGCGGTCCGCGCGGTCGCCCGCCACGGGTGCCGGGCCTGGGTGGTGTCGGTGGTGGTCATGCTGACGTTCTCCTTGGTTGGTGTGGTGGGATCAGGCGACGACGCGGAACCCGGCCCGCTTGCCGAGGGCGACGAGGGACGCCATCCCGGGGATGCCGTCCGGGTTCGGGTTGCCGAGGGACTGCTGCCAGTCGCGGTAGGTCGCGCACCCCTGCGCCCGCAGGGCGGCGCGGACCAGGTCTCGGTCCCGGCGGGCCGGCTTCCCGAGGCGGATGCCCGACCACTTCGACCGGCGGGCGGCCTTGGCCACCCGCGACAGCGAGACGGCGGGACGGCCGTCGCGCATCACGATCAGCTCGCCGACGCGGCGGCGCTCCGTACCGAGGTCGAGGCCGTCGGGGTCGGGCTTTCGGCCGGGCGGCGAGCAGATGGTCTTGTGGAAGTGGAGACCGCGGTCGGGGTTGACGTGCATGTGCGCGAGGGCGGCGGCCGTGCCCTTGCGCAGGGACGCCAGCAGCAGGGGGTGCCACGCCTCGCCGGTGGTGTGGTCTGTCTCGACGCCCACCGAGTCGGGGTTCCCGGGCATCCCGGGCAGGACGGTCCCGGCGTGCGGTGCGCGTCCGGAGGCGATGATGTGCCACGTGCCGACGGCGTGCGCGCCGTTGCATCCGAGGCATACCCAGCACTGCGCGGCGGCTGTCGAGAAGCGGTCGATCATCGACTGTGGGACGGCGGGGGAGGACCCACGCGCGGACGCGTCGTGATGCCACGTGAACGCCCGCGGCTCGAACCGCTGCGACGTGGACAGGCCGCGGGTCTTCCAGCCCGGGTGAAGGACGACGTTGATCCCGGCCGCCCGCAGGACGTCGGGCAGCCATGTGATGCGCTTGTAACTCATTCGCGGTGTCTCCTTTGGGGACGACAAAGGCCCCCCGCCCGGGATGGGGCGAGGGGCCTTCGGATGGATCAGCTGAACAGGCCGGGCGGTGGCGGCGGCGGTGGCGGCGGCTTGCCGCGGTAGATGTGGTCCACCAACTGGCGGTTCCACAGGTAGAGCAGGTGGTTGTCACGGTCAGACCTGTCCAACCGTTCCTCGACCTCCGTCTGTCGCGTCGTCTGCCGCGCCTCCGATGCGGACGCGCGGGAGGTGCGCGCAGCATGGACCGCGACGGCGGCCCCGATGAGCGCTACGAGGATCGCGGGTGCGTCGCCCCAGCTCACTCCGCCGCCCTTGCCGCTGCCGCCTCGGCCTGGGCGACGCGGACGCGTAGGACAGCCGCCTCGTACTCCAACTGTCCGACGCGCTGGGCGAGCTCGTTGATGACGGCGTCGGCGGGGACGGAGACGGGCGTCGGCTCGGTGTTCTGGGGGTTCATGCGGTGACTCCATTCTCGATAGCGGTGATGCGGGCCGCCAGGTCGGCCAGCGCTTCGTTGATTTCGAGCACCACGACGGGCAGAACCCGCTCGTAGTGCAGATAGTCCGGCTCGCCGGTGCTCGGGTCTCGGGTGACGAGTTCCTCCCATCCGGCGCGGATGAAGCTCTCGGCAGACCAGCCGATCCAGTCACGGGGCTCGGCCTCCCAGCCCCCCTCGCCCTTGGCGTTCATGGCGGTCTCGTGCCGGTCCTTGTAGATGATCGGGTCGATGTCGAGAACGCGGGTTCGCACCTGCTCCCGAGGGACTTCGACCGGGGGAGCGAAGGGATCAGCCGAGAACAGGCTCCGGGGGGTGACCGCCCGCCTCGCCGACTCCGGAGCACCACGGGATGCGGCGATCGGTCCCTTGGCGACGAGGTGCTCCTTCAGGAGCCGAACGTCGACCTTGTGCTTCAGGCCCGACGAGGCGCGGAACATGATGTGGTTCGACGTGTTGATCTGGACGTTCGTGCCTGCCGAGGCGGTGGAGACGATGCCCGGCGAGGTCACGGTGTTCAAGCCGCTGCCCAGGCTGGTTGAGGCAAAGGAGGAACTCACATCCGCCCGGACATCGCGGGCGCGCACACCGACATCCGAGTACAGAGGACCACCGTAGACAGCGACCATCCCGCCGCTTGTCGAGGTGATCTGCACATCCGCGCCCTGGATGAACAGGTTGGACGCCTGTACGTAGGTGTGGTCCGCGGTGATTACCGCCCTCGAATAGCCTCCGGAGACCGCTGTCTCTACGCGAATGTTCGCGCTCTTGTACCCATTCATTGCCGGGGGCTGGATCTGAACCCATGCGAACGACGCGTCAGCATCAATGGTGAGGAATCCGGGGCTCGTCTCGGTCCCGAGACCCGAGTACCCAAGCATCTGGTTGGTAGGACTCGATCCAAGGACCCATCGCTTGCCTGATGTGGCGGTGCGGATGGTGACGCCCGTGAGTGTCTGCGCGTCGATCTTGGCTGCCGTGATGGCCCCCGCAGCGATCTTGTCGGCCGTGATGGCGTCAGCTGCGACCTTGGCGGCCGTAACGGCACCCGCGTTGATCTTGTCGGCCGTGACGGCGTTCGTCGCCAACTCGTCGGCTGTGATGGCGCTCGCCGCGATGTGGGTAGACGTGATCGTGTCTGCGCCGATGCGGGCGGCCGACAGGGTGCCCGTGGTGATCTTCCCGGCGTCGAGGTTGGCGATGACGGTGTTCGTCAACGTGACCTGGGTCCAGGCCGTGCCGCCGTCACCCCGCCACTGCTTCGTGACAGTGCTGCCCGATGTGGTGAACCAGATGTCACCTGCCTTGTTGGGCGTGGTCCCCGGCACCGGATCGGCCCCCGAGTACGTGACGCGGTTCTTGCTGTCCGCGGTCGCCTGCGCCGCTTCGATGTCATCGAGGATCGTCTGGTCCATGTCGTTGGGGACGAGCCGGACCGGCGTGATCGACGCGGACGCCGACGCGGCCGACTGATTGCCGGACGTGTCGACGGAGACGAGCGTGAACACGGCGGCGACGTCGTAGGGGAGGCCCGCCACGATGGCCGTATCACCGGCCGTCACGACCTCGCCAACCGTGACCCCGCCGAGGCGAACGAGGCAGCGTGCGAAGTCCGCGGACATGCCGAACCCCGTAGACGACAGGCCGTTCCACTTCACGGTGACGACCCCGAGGCGCTGGGTCAGGATCGGGGTCGACGGCACCGGCGGCGGCGTGGTGTCCGAGGCTGTCAGGATCGGGACCTCGGCCGACCATCCGCCGGGGGTGTAGAACATTGACACGGCCCGGACCCGGTAGCGGTGGTTCTCGTTGACCTCCAGGGGTGACAGCTCGACATGTGACTCGACTACTGACGTGACCTGGGTCCATTCGCCGCCCTCGATCGACCGCCATACCTCGTAGCCGCGGATGCTGAGAAGCACGCTCTCCGCGTCGGTGCTGACGTCGGCCCAATCGAGGCCCACCCGGGCGCGCGGGGTGCCGTTGGTGTCGAGGTAGGCGTCGCTGGATGCCACGAGGCCGGTGACGTCGGCCGGGACGCGGTTGCCCGGGTCGGACGGACTGCCGCCTGCGCCGCCGGACGACGTGCCGCCGGTGACGGCGGCGGTACGGCGGGCGAGGCGGGTCAGCATGTCGTCGAGGCGGGTCCCGAACGTGACGTGACCACTGACGCCGTCGGCGTCCCGGGTCAGGGACAACTGGACGATCCTCGACCGTTCCCGGCCGATGGTGCCGCCGTCCTCGCGGTCGACGTAGGCCCAATCGCCCGGCCGGTAGTCGCGCAGGGGCCAGACGCGGGTGGCGGACGTGTGGAACTCGCGCGTGTACTGGATGCGCTCGGCCTCGCCCTGCTTGAGCGTCTGCTCGATCAACAGCTGCGCCGTGCCCTCGTCGGTGACGCCGGACTGCTCGACCGCGCTTTCGAGACGGCCGTAGGTGGTGTCCGCCGCCGGGTTGCTGACGTCCCACACGCCGCCTGCGTCGCCCTGTAGGCGGGCGGCGGTGACCAGGTCCTCGATTGACCCGTCCTCGGGGGCAGCGGTGACGCCGTCGTTGTGGCGGATCCAGATGGGCGCGTCGCCGACGGTCAGGTCCCGGGCGAGGGTGGTGTCGGGGTTGTAGAGGTTCAGGGTGCGGCCGGTCCACGAGACCTCGGCGAGGCCCTGGTTGGTGACGGCCGCGATGACGCTGTCGAGGTTGGCGTTCGGCTCGAACGCGAGCGTGACGGCCTCGGCCCACGGCTGCCCTGCGGAGTCGACGGCGTCCGTGAACGAGCGCGCGATACCCGGCCCCCACCCGCGCCCCTGCGCGTCATCGAAGACGGTCCCGACGATCATCCCGGCGTTGGCTGCGTTGAACTGGCGCTTGCCGTCGGCGTTCATGTTGTCGCCGGTCCACACGAGGGCCTTGCGGCCGAGCCATCCGAGGTGGATGGCGTCGTACTGCCGGGCCTGTGCGCCGTCGTCCTTGCTGTTCCACGATCGCTTGACGACGTGGAACCGGGCGTCGGTCGGCTCCTGCCACGCGGCTCCGTCCCACCACTCGACCGCGACCTCGGGCCGACCTTCGAGGATGCCGAAGCGGCGGCCGTGCAAGGTGTACTCGATCTTGAGGGTGGCGAGGTCCGGCCCGAACGGGTCGACGAAGTTGAACGTCAGGGCGTCGGGCAGGACGCCGATGCGGTCGCCGAGCGGGGTGTATGCGACGAGACGCAGGTCCATCACAGGAAGGCCCTCCTTGCGCGTGCCTTGTTGACCCCCGATCCGCCGGTGCGGGTCAGGGTCCAGCCGATGTTGAGGTCGGCGTCGGGGTTGAGGTCGAAGCCGCCGGGGCCGGTGGACAGGCCGCCAGAGACGTCCGTGCCACCTGCCCAGACCTCGGCCGTGGTCCGGTAGGCCGCCATCGCGGCCGGGTCGATGCGGAGCCACTGCCCGGCGGTCTGGTTGCCTGTCCAAGTGATCGAGCGGCCGGTCTCGGCGTCCGCGATGGTCACTGCGGTCAGCGCTCCAGCGCAGAGGAACACGGGGTTCGTGATGGTGCCCGTCGTGCCCGCCAGGGCAGCTGGCGTGACCGTCCACGCTGCGACCGAACCGGATGCAGCCTCGATTTCCACGGACTCGCGCAGGTAGACGCCGGGAATCTCGAAAGGCAGGACGAGGGTCGCTGTGTACGGGTCGGCCATGTCGGGATCGACGGACGCAAGCAGGCGCACCGGAGCCTCCCTGTAGACGGGGCCACCGGCGACCGGGTAATGCCGCAGGACCGGGAGCCGGCCGATCGGCGAGGCCATCGCGAGCAGGCGCGCCTTGTTGGCGTCTAGCTGCTGATGGTCGCCGGTCGGCTGGCCCGCCGCGTTGTTGTCGGTGACGAGCAGGCCGATGGTCCGCCCCCCTGCGTCGCGGACCGACGGCGGGATCGGCACCGTTCCATGGACGCCGGGGATCTTGACCGCCGACAGCCCGGGGGCCGGGAGGCCGCTGAGCTTCGTGTCGCTGCTCAGCATCCACCGGCCCGCCGGGTCATCGAGGGCGACCCCGTCGAGGCTGTACGTGCCCATGGTCATCCGAACGCACCTACCATTCCGAGCTGCTGCGCGGCGCGGTCGACGGTCTTGGACGTCGGCTCGGCCTGCGGGTTGATGGTCGTGATCTGGATGCGCGCGCCGGGACCGAACGACCCGTCAGTGCCGTCCTGGGGGCCGTCGCCGGTCCACGGGGGCCGGACGGTCGGCCCGTCGTACACCGGGGCCATGTCGACGCGCAGGGCGTCACTCAGGGCACTAGACGCGCGACGGGCGTCCCTGATGCGGGAACGGACCCCGGCAGCCGCCGTGGCCGCGAGCGCGGTCGAAGCGACGCTCACCTGACGGACGCGGGACGTCGCCCCGATGCCGACGGCGAGGCCCGCGGGGACCCAGCGACCGATGGCGGCTAGCACCCGCGAAGGACTCTTGATCTTGAGTGCCTTCTTGATGGCCTTGGTGATCGCGCCCGCGAGCCGTTCGGCGGCGGCGATGACGACCGACATCTGCGACTCGAGTCCCGCGACGAGACCGGCCGCGCTGTCGACGCCCTGCTGGTACAGGACGGCGGCCGACGTGTTGCCGAGGCCCTCGGACGCGTTGGTGATGTCGACGGTCAGCGAGTTGATTTCGCCGATGACGGAGCCGTTGTTCGCGGCGAGCGCAGCTGCGTAGTCGCCTGCGGCCTCCGGGCCTGCGGCCATGAGTTCCTTGTAGGTCGTCAGGTTCAGGCCCTTGCTCAACAGGAACGCCATGTTCTCCGTGAACGCCTTGACCTTCGCCAAACGCGCCTTCATCAACGCGGTGATGTCGGACCCCGTGACCGCCTGCTGGAAGCCGTAGATGTTGACCTTGCCCTCGGCGTTGAGCAGGGACGTGAACGACCGGACCGAATCGGCCACGGAGTTTTTGAAACTCTCCTTGGCCTCGATGGCGTCCGCGAGCGCCTGCTTGGCCGTTTCGAGGCGTCCGGCGAGGTTCTGGCGGGCGTTGGCGATGTCGGCGAGGGTCGCGTTGACCTTGGCCCCGCCGGTCGCGAGGACACGCACGAGGTTGTCGGTCGCGTCGCTGGGGGCCATGCCTGCCCACAGGGACCCGGTCAACTTGCCCTGGCTCTTGGCGATTGCCGAAGCGGCCTTGGCGTTCTTGATCCACTCCTTGCGGACCTTCTTTGGCATCTTCTTGGCGGCCGACATGACCTTGTCGGTCAGGTCGCCCATGGCCGACTGCACGCTGCTCGCGTCGTCGGTGATGCCTGCCCGGATACCGTCGATCACGGTCTTGGCGAGCCCCTTGGCGGCCTTCTTGACCTTCCCGGTCCGCAGCGCCATGCCGATCGGCAGGCCGTCGCCGATGTCGCCGCCGAGTCCGATCGTCTCCCGGCTAGGGGAGTGCGAGTCGGCCGCCGCCCTCATGCTGGCGAGGGCGTTGTTGATGAGGGTGGTGGCGGCAGAGTTGACGTAGCCGCCGTTCTGCCCGATGCCGATGGCGACGCCCATCGACATGTCCGAGCCGACGCCCTGCCCCTTCTTGCCCGCCTTGCCGGACGCGGTCCGCGAGGTGGTGTTGATGAGGCCGGTCAGGGACATGTCGACCTTGCCGCGTCCCTTGGTGACGCCTGCGCCGTACATCTTGGCCCACGCGCTGCCAGTGTCCGTGCTGCTCTTGTTGACGTCGTCGGAGGTCTTCTTGCTGACCTTGGCGAGCCGCTGGATGTCCTTGACGGTGACGTCGAGGCCGGTCGCCGAGATGATCGTCTTGATCTGCGGCTTCACGAGCCGGCCCTGCCGGACGTAGTTGACGAGCTTCTTCGTCAGTGCGTCCGGGTCGCCAATCTGGCTGATCTTGGTGCGGATGTCCTTGGGGACGCCGTGCAGCACCTTGGACAGGTCGCCGGACGCGAGCGCGAGCGCCTTGGTCTTGGCGACGTCGGACTCGATGGCGCGGCCCTGCTGACCGATCGCGACCTGGACATCCGACGCGACCTGGGACAGCGCGCGCATGTTGACCGTGGTCTTGCCGAACGCGTCCGTGTAGACGCCGACGGTGTACCCGTTCTTCTCGATCGCGGCGTTAACGCGGTTGATCGCGCCTTCCTGCCCGAGGGTTGCCGAGACGAGGTCGCGCTGGCTGATGCCGAGCGACTTGGCCTTCTCGACTGCCCCGGACTGCGCGAGCGCCTGGTAGGCGACTGCGCGCGTGGCGCGGGTGGCCGCACCGCTGATCTGATCGAGGCTGCTGGCGTAGTCAGCTGCGGGCGGGGCGGTCTCCTTGAACGCGTCGCCCGACTTCTTGGTAGCCATGACGAGGCCGCCGAGCAGACCCGCAGCGCCGCCGATGGCGGCACCCCAGGGGCCGCCGACGGCGAACCCGGTGGCCGCGCCACCCGCGGCGGTCATGAGCGTGCTCATGGCCTTGTCGGTGGACTTGGCCCCCTCTGTCATGGCGACCATGCCGCCGACGCCCGCGGCGGTCTTGAGTGCCCCGCCGAGCTTGGTTGCGGTCGCGGTCATGCCGGTCATCGCCGCAGAGGCGAGGCCCTGCGTGCGGATCGTCTGCGCCATCTCCAACCGGAGGACCCGCGCGTACGTGATCTGGTTGCCGATGGCGGTCGTGGCGGACGTGATGCCACCGGCGAGGCGGGGGAACACGACCGCTGCGAGACCGGCCTCAATGGCGATCATCTTGAGGGGGCCGGGCAGGTCGGACAGGAACCCGGCGACGCCGGTCCCGACATCCCACACGAGCTTGAGCACGTCGGCGGTGACGTTCATCGCCTTCGCGAAGTCGCCGCCCGCGCCGGTCCCCGTCTGCATCTGGCTGACGAAGGTTTTGATGAACGAGCCGGCCTTGGACAGGCCGCGCCCGAGGGCAGCGCCCGCCTTGGCCGCGGTCGGGCCGAGGGCGTCGACCTGAGCAGTGACGCCCTTGAGGCCGCCCTTGATCTGCGGGAACGCCGACGTGACGACGTTCGCACCGAGCCGCGAGAACGCCGCGCCGAGGTTGGCGATGGTGCCGCGCATGGTCTTGCCCGAGGACTGCGCGGCTCCGCCGATGTTCTCCTGGATGACCTTGCGGTAGGTGCTGGCGTCGACCTTGCCCGCCGCGACCATCTTGCGGAACTCGACGGCCGTGACTCCGTACTCCTTCTGGAGCCACTGATAGATCGGGATGCCCCGATCGGCCAGCATGTTCAGGTCTTCGGTGTACGCGACCTGCCCCGTCTGAACCTTGTTCATGATCGAGCCGAGCTCGCCCATGGACACGCCCGCGATGGTCGCGGCATCAGCTGTCAGGCGCAGGTACTTCGTCAGCTCGCGGCCCGGGCGGATCCCGGCGGCCACGGCACCCGCCGCAGTGGTCGCGGCGGCGTCGAGGCCGAAGGCGGTCCCCTGCACCGACTTGAGGGCCGAGTTCATGATGCGGTCGACCGTCTTGGCGTCGTTGCCGAGGCCTTCGAGCTTGGCGCGTGCGCTGTCGATGTTGAGGGCGCGGTCGATGCCGCCCTTGATGACACCCCCGGCGACGATGGCACCCGTGATCAGGGTCGCCCGCTTCGCGAACTTGCCGACGGTGCCCAGGAGGCTGGTCCCGTAGGACCGGCCCCCTGCGGCACCGGCCACGGACAGGGAGCCGTTGAGTTCACCCTCGATGACCCCCTTGGCCCCCTTCATTGAGGGGATGACCTGTAGGGCGGCGTAGCCGACGGTCTCCATGCTGCGGCTCCTTTCGGATGGCTAGGTGATGTCGCCCGCCGCAATCGCCCGCTCGCGTTCGCGCTTGCGTTCCAGGGCGCGGTTGATGGCGGCCTGGCGGCGTGGGTCGGCGTGGGCGCGCCGGATGTCCTTCGGGAGGGCCGGGTGCTTCTCGCCGGTCAGGGCGGACCACACGTGCGCGGTCAGGTAGTCGCCGATCTGCCACGGGGTCTCGCCCTCGTTGACCTCGCGGGCGACGGATGCCTCAGGGTTGTGGAGCAGGTCCACGAACAGGGAAACGGCCTCGACCAGCGTCACGCGGCCCCGCACGACATCCGAGAACGGGATGCCGTAGAACCGACGGAAGTCGGCTCGGATGGCGTGCGGGTAGCGCGCGGCGACGTGGGCGAGGGACCTCAGTTTCCCGTCTCGACCCCGCAGTGCGCGAGGTAGCGGCGGACGAGGGCCTGCATCGCGCCGCGCTTGAGCTTGGTCGACTTGCGGAACTCGTCGAACTTCTCGCCGAGGGCGAGGCGCAGCAGGTCCGAGTCACCCGAGCCGTTGGCGAACGCCGCGACGGCCTCCCAGCCGTCCAGCTCGTCGAGGTGGGTCAGGGTGTACGGCTTGCCGCCGTGGACGACCACGAAGGGCGTCAGGTCCACCTCGTTCTTGAACGTGTCGAGGTTGAAGTCCACGGTGGGGTTGTCGTTGTGGCTCATAGCGGTGGTGTCTCCTTGGGTGTGTTGTTACTTGGGGTTGGGGAGCGGGATGTTCTGCTCCGATGTGGACAGCACGACGTCGCCGTGCCGTACCTGGATGACGACGGTCAGGTGGTCCGGTGGGGACGGCGTGCGGTCGGCCTTGCGGGCGTCCATGGCGCGCTGGGCGAGGTCGCGGTGGATGGCGCGCCGAGTGTCCGGCGGGATGTAGCCAGCCAGGCCGCGACGCTCGATCTCTGCGTCCACGTCGGCGTCGGTGATGTTCAGGGCAGCCATGACGGCCCCGTTCTGCGGTGGTGTGGCGGTGTGGACCGGCCGGGCGCGCCCCACCGCTGAAAACGCGCCCGGCCGGGGTCTTGGCGAGCCGGCCTCAGGCCGACTTCTGCTCGGTGAACAGCACGCCCGCGGCGGTCGGGAAGATGGTCGCCAGCAGCTCGTACTTGGTCAGGTCCGACTCGTTCTCGGTGACGTCGCCGTCCACGTCGATGACGGCGTACCGCTCGGTGATGAGGCGGCGCTTGCTGTCGCCGTCGCGGGTCTCGAACGCGACCTTGACCGGGACCGGGCGGGGGACGATCAGCTGACCCGCGCCGCTGCCGGGCCACAGGAGCTTCCTGGTCACGGCGTTGTCCTCCAGGGCGGAGAACTTCTTGGTCAGCTTGAAGTTGCGCCGGGACGTGCGGACGAGGATGCCGCCCCAGGCGTAGTGGTCGCCCTTCTCCTCCTCGCGGGCCTCGGTGAACCCGTCCTCGCCGTTCAGGAGGCCGACGAGGCCCCACGTCGCGGCGAACGGGGTGTCGATGTCGGCCGGGGTGACGGCCGCGAGGTCGTCGGCGACGTAGACGTCGGCGTCCGCCCACAGGCGGGCGTTCTCTGCGTTTCCACTCATGCTTTGTCTCCTTGTGTGGGCATGACGAAGGCCCTCGTCCCGGATGGGGCGAAGGCCTTGGGTTGTGTGCGGTGGGTCAGATGGTCCGAGGGGCCGCGTTGGCGGTGACGGTGCACCACGCCATCGGCTCCCCGGTGTCGGGGTCCGTCGCCCGCACGGGGGACAGGCCCGGCAGGACCGACCGCACGACCGGCCCCGCGTAGCTGATGACGAGGCCCTGGCAGAGGCCCGCGAGGTCGAACGCGTCGTCGTCGGTCGCGTGCCACACGCTGATGCGGATGGTCGACCGGGCGTTCGCACCCCGCTGGATGACGCCAGGGCCGTCCTGGGACACGACCACGAGGGGCGTGGGGCCTTCGGTCGGCACGCGGTCCGTCGGCGTTCTGGTGCCGACGTGGACGTCTTGGGCGTAGGACTCGGCACGCCCGGCGAGGTCGTCCCGCAGGTCGTTGGCGATGGTCGCGGCGGCGTCGCCGTAGACGACTGACATCACTTCCCCTTGACGCCCAGGCCGACGGACCCGGCGGCGGCGGTGAGGATGCCGTACTTGGCCTGTAGGCCCATGGCCTTCGGATGCTTGACGACGACAGCGGCCGCACCGCGGTCAGTCGTGTACGGCTCCACCACGACCTCGCCGAGTCCGTCGTCGGGGAGGCGGGCGCGGGCGTTGCTCGCGATGCGTTCCGCGGTGGAGTTGACGAGCGCGGGCAGCTCGCCCCGGCGCAGGATGTTGCCGATGCCTGCGCGGTCAAGGGTCACCTTCCACATCACGCCCCCTTCCATGCGGTCATCGCGAACTCGATGTGGTCGTGGCCGTGCGGGTCGGGCCACCGTGCAACCTCGCCGACGACGGCGTGCGTGGTGCCGCCGTACTCCAGGCGATCGGTCGCGGCGATGTCCGGGGTCGTCCCCGGCTCAGACAGGACCCGGTAGCCGGTGGCGCGGAGGTCGCGGGTGTCGGCGACGTCCTCGCGCTGGAAGTTGGGCTGGACCGACAGGCGCTCGATCAGGACCCGCGTCACGGCGGCTGGCGACCAGTCCGGCTCGGTGTCGCCGCCGCGGGTGGTGCGGGTGCCGGGGCGGATGCGGACGAGCGACTGCCCGAAGATGCCGCCGCTCATGCCCGCCCCCCGAGGCGGTAGCGGTCGACGGCCTCGACCCATGCCTGTGACACGCCCACAGCCTCGGTCTGGCCGTAGGTCAGGGTGATCCCGCCGACCTGCTTGGACGACAGGCCGCGAAGGATGTTGTACGCCACCTCGGCCTGGTCCTGCACGGCCTCGGCGATGTCGTCGGGGATGGTCGAGAACCCGAAGGTGACGGTCGCCGCGACGTTGCGCCGTCCGCGGGGCCACAGACGGCAGTCCTTGCGCGTCAGTAGCCCGTCCTCGTCCCACTCGACCTCGACCGCCGCCCCGTCCACCAGAACGGCGCTCACGGCCGTCACGTCGCGGGCGGGCAGGGCGAGGTCGCGGGTGCCGGTCCCGTTCACGGTCAGGACCGCGTCAGAGACCTCGTGGACCTGCCACCGGACCGCCCCCCGGAACCGCGCGGAGGCGGATCGGAGGGCGACCAGCAGGCGGGCGTCGGTGGCGGGAATGCCGAGCTTCGTCGCGAGGTCGTCGGCGGGGGCCAGCAGCGGAGCGGTCTCGTCGGCCATCGGCCCCCACCCCCTACTTGCGCCGGGACCGCGGGCGCGGCGTGGGCGTCTGGGCCGTCTGCTCGGCGTTCTGCGGGTCGTCCGCGTCGTCGTCGGCCGTGGACCCGTCCGGGTCGTCGTCGCCCGTCAGCTCGGCGAAGCCGTCGAGGGCGTCCGCGTTGGCAAGCTCGGCAAGGACGGCGGCGAAGCGCTCGGTGGCCTCGGCGATCTGGTCGCCCTGCGTCTCGATGACGTGGCGGACCGCCTCGACCACTTCCGCCGGGACGTCGTCCGCGTCGGCGAGGGAGTCGACCCGGGCGAGGATCGAGGCCCGCTCGTCGGACCGTGCGCCCTCGGCCGTGACGTCGATGTCCGCCTGGGTGTAGCGGACTGCGCCGTCGGTGGTGTCGATGGTGCGGGCGCGGGTGTGGACGCCGGAACCGGCGTACCTGTTGGCGTCGCGCCGGTTGACGCGGACGCCGTTGATGATCTCGACGGGAGGCATACCCGTCTCCTTTCCGTCGGTGGGATGGGGCGGCCTCTTGCGTCAGCGTGGCGGGCCAGACCTGGGGTTACGCGCCATACGGTCGCCGTCGCGGATCGCAACGATCCGGCGGCTGATCCCGGGCGGTTGTCCGGTTGTGTGGGTGCTTCACGAGTCTTGGTTGGTGCCGGTCGACCGCTACCGGCTGTCCGTCATGGGCAGCCGGTAGCGGTCAGGGGGTCACGCGGCCGGGTAGACCGGCGCGTCGGCGTCGGTGACCTCGCCGACGCACATCAGCTGCGGGTTGAGGGCACCGAACGCGGCACGGGCCTCGGCGAGGACCGCGACGAGGTTGCGGACGAAGAAGTCCTCGTGCGCGTCGGTCGCGGTCAGCGTGGTCTCCTCGCGGTCCCACAGGCACAGGGTCGACCACTCGCCGCCGATGATCTTGTCGTCGGCGAGGTCCGGGACCTCGACGCGCGGACGGCCCCAAAGCGTCTGGGGACCCTGCGAGAACGGGCCGTTCCCGAGGAAGCGGCCGTCGCGGTCCTGCAGGAGGTCGATGGCCTCGTTCACCGCGGGGGACACGGCGAACGCCGTGAGCTGGCCGCCCTTGTCCCGGACCTTGGTGATCATCTTGCGGGCGGTCGCGATGACGTTGCCCGCCCACGGCTGCGACTGGACGCCCGTGATGTTGAGCAGGCCGTCGAACTCCTCGTAGTTCGGGTCCGCCGGGGCGTCCTTGTCGCCGGTCAGCATGAGGCGCTCGAACTCGCGGGCGACGCCGGACCGGAGGAAGTTGTCGATCAGCGTCCGCAGCTGACGGACGTCGGACAGCGAGCGCTTGGTGGCGGGCATCCAGTGGGCGACGGTGATGACGTCGGCCGACACCTTCTTGAAGGTCATCTGGGACTTCGGCTTGACGCCCGCCTGCCGCGCGGTGACCGGGCCGCCGGGACCCGCGCCGTCCGGGTCGGAGCCGACCGGGTTCTCGGTGGTGGCCTCGTAGACGCCGCGGGCGTTGGACTGGGTCCCGCCCGGCTCCGCGCCGTCGGGGATCACCTGCGCGTACTCCACCTTGTCGGTGCCGGTGCTGCCGATGGTGACGAGGTCGCGGATGCCGCCGACGTACGGGGCGCGGTACTCGACGACGCCGAGGTCGTCGGGGGTGAGCAGGGTGCCCGCGCCGGTGGTGCGGTTGCTGCCGGTGAGCAGGTCCTTGAACCCGCCGACCTGCACCGGGGCGTCGAAGCGGATGTTCTTCGCCGTGTCCGCGATGCGGCCGTTGTGGGCCTTCATGAGGGCCTGGTACTGGTCCGAGTCGGTGAACAGCCTGCCGATGGAGGCCGCCTTGCCGCCGAGTCCGACCCGCGCGTTCTTGAGCACCTCGGAGTTCAGGGCGTCGGCGTCGGCCTTGCCCATCAGCTCGGCGATCTGCGCGTTGGTCTTGATGACGCCCTTGAGGCTCGTGATCTGCTCGTTGAGCTCGCCGGCCTTGGCGAGCCGCTCGGTGACGGTGGCGTCCTCGTCGTCGGTGAACCCGCGCCCGGCCTCCTCGGCCTTGGCGGAGATGTTGCGGACCTCGGTCAGGATGTCGTTGCGCTGCTTCTCGAGCGTCGCGAGTGCGAGAGTCATTGGTTTCCTTTCGGTGGAATGACGAAGGCCCCGCCGGGTTGGCAGGGCCTTGGTGGTGCGTGTCGGGACCGTCAGTAGGTCTCGGCGATGTCCGCGAGGAGTGCGACGCTGCGCGGGTCGAGGCGGCCCTTGGCGGGGGCGTCCCCGGTGGGCTGGTCGTCCGTGGTCGGCGTGTCCGGTGCGGGTCCGTCCCCGGCGTCGGGGTCGGAGGACTTGGTGGGCCGCGGGAAGGCGTCCCGGACGGCCTTGACGTCATCGAGGCGGGTGTCGCGGTTGACGCCCACGAGGCAGGGGCCGACCTCGTGCAGGGCAGCGAACTTGCGCAGCTCGAACACCTCGCGCTCGCTGTCGCCTTCGCCGCGGGTTCCCCATCCGGCCTCGGCCACGTCGAACGCGAACGAGAACTGGACGACGCGCTTCTGCGACATCAGGCGGTGGACCTGCATGGCGAACTCGGCGGCCCGGTCGACGGGGGAGTCGACGTCGAGCTTGCCGATGACCTCCAGGCCCTCGGCGGTCTCGGTGGCCTTGCCCGGGTCCACGTGGCCGATGTGGGCGAACACGTCGGCCCACTGATGCGACCACACGACCGGGATCGGGACCCCGCGGGCCGCGTAGTCGGCCAGGACGTCCGCGAACGCGCCGGGCATGACCACGTCGCCGTAGCTGTCGACGTTCCCGAACACGGACACCAGCGCCCGGAACTCGCCCGGACCGAGGCCGCTGTCGTTGTCGGCCTTGTCGTTGGGGTCGGTCGGGCCAACCGCCTTGACGACCACGCTGGCCGCCTTGGTCATCGTGTGCGTCATGTGAATCTCCTTGTCGGTTGGGTCGCTACGGCGAGTAGTCGAGGCGACAGGTGCAGTTCGCGTTCTCTGCGGCGTTGCCGTAGTGGTCGCCGGGCCAGCGGAGGCCGTTCGAGAACACGTCCTCGATGTCGACCGTCTGGCCGTTCTGTGCGGCGTGGGACGGGCGCGGGTTGCGGGACGTGACCCGCCACGTCTTGCGGCGCAGGCCCGACTTGGTCGCCGCGTCCTGGGCACCGAACGCGAGCGCGCCGGTGATGAACGCACCCGCGAGGGCGACGGCGAGGGAGTTGCTGGCAAGGAAGTCCCGAACCCGGTCGACGGCGTTGGCCGGGTCGGCGGCCACCGCCGCGAGCAGGCCGTCGGCGATGGCGGTTGACCAACGCCCGGCGTTGGTCGCCGCAGCCTTCGCGATGTACGCCTCGATCATCTCGGGCGTCCATCCCTCGCTGTCCGGGTTCCACTGATCGAGGACGTCCCACGCGCCGACCTCGGCGAGCCGCTGCATGGTCGGCCGCAGGACGGCCAGCAGAGCGGCGGTCTCGGCGTCGTAGTCGAAGGCGTCCGCTACCGCCGGAATGGCCTTGAGGTCGAGGGCGTCGGCGATGCGTGCCGCCTGCCTCTCCCAGAACACCGTCAGCCGGGCCAGGGCCGCGCCCCGTTCCGCCCCGATGGTCCCGTGGTCTGCCGGACGGGCAGCCTTCACGCCCGCCCGGTCAACGCTTTTGGGGCGTCGTCCCGCTCGGCGTCATCGGGGGCCGTGTCCCGGGGGTTGGCGATGCCGCCCACGAGGACGTTGAGGGGTGTCACGAGTTCGTCCCCGCCGGGCAGGGGCGGCAGGTTCTTCTTGGCGCGAACCTCGTTGGTGACCATCCACGGGCGGCCCGTGGCTGTCTGGAATGCCTTGGCTTCGGCGTCGAACGTGCCGCGGAGCTTGGCGTCGACGTCCAGCTCGACGTACTCGTCTGCCGCCTGCATCTTCGACTCGGTCAGGCCGACGTTCAACGCCTGCTCAAGGTTCACGATCCACGAACCGAGGACGTCGCGGTACTTGGCCTCGCGGTAGGCGTCCACGTTGGAGTACGTGCCCTCGCGTGCGCCGAGCAGCTCGGGCGGGTAGTGGAACAGCAGGCACGCCTCAAGCAGTGTCAGGTTCCGCATCCCGGCCGTGTCGAAGTCCTTCGGGTTGAACACTTCGGCGGCCTTGAGCTTCATCCCGTCCTCAAGGATCGGGAACCCGCCCTCGTTGCCGCCGCCGCGCTTGTACTGGTCGATCCCTGACTTGAAGCGGTTGAACGCCGGGTCGTCCCACTTCGGGGCATCGACCGGCCGCTCGATGACTGCCGGAATCCGCGCGCCGTTGCGGAGGACCTGATTCCGCCACTCGGTGACGGCGTTCAGCTCGTCGGCGACGTCGCTCAGTGTCATGAGGCGCGACGACACGGTGAGGCGATTCGCCTGCTGATCGTCCGGCAACGCCGAGGGCGCAATGTCGAACACGACCCGATCGAGCGGGATGAGGGTCGGGGGGCCGTCGGGCGGGAAGAACCACACGCCGACCCGCTCGCCGCCGTTGGTGGCGATGGCGACCCGGTGCGCCGGAAGACGCTTGAAGGCGAGGCGGTCGCGCTTCTCGTCGTACCCGATCAGGGCTGCCCATCGGTCGTGGACGGCGAGGTCGAGGATGACCTGCTCGAACCACCGAGCCGAGCCGATGCCCGGTGCGGGGTTGCGGAGCAGCTGCCCGACGAGGGACGTCGACAGGCGCTCGCGCTCGTTGTCGTCCTTTCGCCGGTAGTGCTTGATCGGGATGCTGCCAACCTCGCGGGCAATCTCGCCCGTCACGGTGCGAATCGCGGGCTGGGTCTCCCACAGGTTGGCGGGGTCGCCGCCGCCCCGGTAGTCCATCAGGGGAACGCTCATCGTCAGAGCGCCCGCCTTCTCGTTGTCGAGGGCGATGACGTCGCCGTCGCGGATGCCGTAGGCCACGGTCACACCACCTGAACCCAGGTAACCGCGCCGGTGGGAACCGCCACGAGGCCATCCAGCGGGCCGCCAGACGGCCCGACGGTCGTCACGCCGCCCAGCACCACCGAATCGCGGGTCACGGCGGCGAGCCGGCCCTTGAAGGCCTCGCCGCCAGCGGTGACCACGAGCAGTGTCCGGCCGATGTGCCGCTTGAGGTACTTCACGGTGGCTCCTTTCACACGACCCGAAGGCCGCCGTCCTCGTATGCCGACTTCTGCGGCGCGGTCCCGGCCATGGCCTCGCTCATCGCATTGACGAGCGCAGACCAGCCGTCGATCTTGTCGGGGGCGTTCGCCTTGTCTGGCTTGACGTTCCCGGCGGGGTCCTCGGCCACGGCGAGGTTGTCGGTCATCCACTCCATGACGAGGTTGCCGCCGTGGCGCAGCATCGGGACCTTGGACTTCTGGCCGACCAGCAGGAGGCGCTTCGCCTCCTTGAGTGGGGCGGACATGGAGGCGAATCCCTGTCCGACCTTGACCATCGTGAAGCCGTCGTCCTGTAGGTCGATCGTCAGCTGCGAAGCGTTCCAGCGGTCGAACGCGACGCTCTGCACCTCGAACAGGTCGGCGTCGTCGTTCATCGCCTTGCGCACGTAGGCGTAGTCCGTGACGTTGCCGGGGGTCGTCCGCAGCCACCCACGTCCTAGCCAGACGGCCGCCTCGCCCGCCGTGCGCGCGTTCAGGTCGTCAAAGGCGTCCTCTGGCACCCACATGCGCCAGACGGCGTCGTAACCGCCGTCGTCCCGCGGGAACAGCCAGCACAGGGCGGTCAGGTCGGACGTGGATGCCAGGTCAAGGCCGCCATAGGCCATCCGGCCAGCCAGTTTCGTCTCGTCAATCGGCTCGGTGCCCGCATTGGCGCGGAACGTCTCCAACTCGATGTAGCGGGTTGCCTGCTTGGTGCGGATGCCCAGGTGCAGGCGCTTGAACGCGGCTAGGGCGGCGGGGTCGTTCTGCGCCTTCTTGGCTTCGGCGGACAGGTAGGCGGCCGACGGGCTGATGCCGTAGCCGGGGTTCGCCTTCCGGTGGGTCGCCGGGTCGAACGGGTCGTCGTTCTTGTCGGCCGCCCAGACAACGCCGTACACGTGCTCGTCGCGGATGGTTCCTGCGGCTAGCTGATCGACGTACCGGCGCTTGCGGTCGTAGATGGTGCCCGGCTTGCCCGAGTCGGCGGTCGTGATGACGACCGACAGCGGCTGGGTGCGGGACCCTCGGCCGGTCTCGATGGTCTCGACCAGATCGGGGGTCTTGTGCACGTGCAGCTCGTCCACGATCGAGCAGTGGACGTTCGCGCCGTGCTGCGCGTCGGCCACCGACGACACGGGGATGATGGTCGACGCGGTCCGAAGGTGAATGACCTTCTCGGCGTACGCCTTGACTCGGCCCTTGAGCTTCGGCGACTTGCCCGCGAGCGTCTTGATGGGGCCGAAGACGAACTTGGCCTGCTCCTTGCCGGTCGCCGCGGTGACGACCTCCGCGCCCTGCTCCCCGTCGGCGCAAGCCATGTAGAGGGCGATCCCGGCCGAGATGGTGCTCTTGCCGTTCTTGCGGGGCACGTCGACATACAGGTCTCGGATGATGCGGACGTATCCGCCAGCCTCGTCGTCGTGGCGGACCCATCCGAAGACGGGGGCGATGATGTAGGCGATTTGCCAGGGGTCCGGCGTGAGCGGCTTGCCTGCCCAGCGACCCTTGACGTGCGTCAGTGCCTTGAACGACGCCAGGACCCGGTCTACGCGCTCGAAGTCGAACGCTGCGCCGGGGACGTCGCGCGGTTCCGGCGTCTTGGTGTGTGGCGGGCAGTCGGGGAGGGGGATGCCCCGGTCCACGAGGTAGGCGTGGACCTCGGGGGACAGCTTGAGTTCCTTGCAGGTGTCCTCGATCGACCGCTTGCGCGGGTCACCCGATCGGCCACCGCGGGGACCTCTAGTCGAAGGGGTTCCCTTCGTCGTCGTCATCGTCCCCACCCCTCGCGAGCGCCTGCTCCGTCGAGGGGGTCAGGCCGAAGTGGGCGGCGATGGCTCGCAGTTCGCGCGCCGCCTGGTGCTTGATGCCGACGGCCGGGTGCTTGAGAGTGCCCTGCCGAGCGTCGATGTAGTACCCCTCCCGCTTGAGCGTGGCGGTTGCCGCTGTGAAGTCCGCCCACAGCTCGCAGTAGGTCGCCAAGACCTCGGCGTCGCCATCCTTGAGGATGTCGAGCCGGGTCAGCTCGGGGGTGATCCGCCTCCACAGGTCGAGGGCTTCGCCCTCAAGCCAGAACGGCGGCTGCGGCGGTTCGCGTCGGAACTCCGGGCCGTGCTTGACCTTGCGGCCTCCGCTGTCTCGCCCATCACCGCGGCCCTTGAGCAACTTGAGCGGCACCGGCTCGGGTACGGGGTTCGCCATGATGCCCCCTCTCGCTGTCTCTGTCTTTTGTCGCTGGACTCCCCCTACCCCGGGAGTTGATCCGCTGGGCACGCAGTTACCACGCCGGGCTTCCGGCGGGCGGGGGCGCGTGATCGCGACTCCCCTACCCGCTGGGGTGGCGGGGTGCCGCTCGGAGCGTGTGCCATGCCCCCCCCGGGGGGGAGTGTGTGCCTGTGTCCCCGTGTGGGCGTCAGTAGGTGCCCCGGGTACCCCGTGCACGCCTACGGTTGCGTTCGGCGTTCTCGCGGCGGGTCTTGGCGTCGTGGCAGGGCGTACACAGTCCCTGACCGTTGTCGACATGCCATGCACCGCCGTCAGCGATGGGGAGCACGTGATCCGCTTCGGTTGATGCCGCGTTGCCACAGCTACGGCATACGGGGTCACGGCGCAGTACGGCACGGCGGAACGCTGCCTTGGTCTTGCCTGACACGTTCGCGTTGCGCTTGCTGGTCTGCTGCCATGGCACGTAGCAGTCGGGGCAGCGGCCCCGGGTGGTTGCCCATGCGGTCTTGCACACTAGGCACCGGGAGGGGGGAGCGGTTGGCATCAGCGCTCACCCCGCGTCCCGGTGCCTAGGTGGATGCGGCCACCACTCCGCGGTGCCCTGCTCGTCACGTCCACCTGTGCTGTGCGCTCCCGCCCCGGGGGAGCCGGGGGTGGGTAGGCAGGGAGGGAGGGGGACGCCGGGGCTGGTGGTCAGGGGGGCGGGGATGGTGCACGGGCCGGGGGCACCCGGAAGGACGGCGGACGCCCCCGGCCCTGCATGTCGGCCGCAAAACGCGCGACACCCCCCGAACCGGACTGATGGGTTCGGGGGGCGTGGGTGCGGCCGTGGCGGTTGGTGCGTCCCCGGAGCATTTAGGGAGCACGTATCCCGCTGTCGGCGAGTGTTGCGCAAGATCAGGGCGGTGTCGAGTGACGGCCTGATCCGGGCGCGTTGCCCGCCGTGACGGGCGTCAGCGGCGCTGGTCGCGGACCACGGAACGCAGCACCTTGACCTTGGTCTTGAGCCGGTCGATGCGCGCCTCCTGGTTGCGGATGCGGCGGACGTAGGCGTCGATGTTGTCCTGGTCCCGCTGGTGCTGGAGGACCAGGTCCTCGTAGGTCGGGGTGGTCGGCTCCGGGTCGGCGGCGTTCGCCACGGTCGGGGCGGTGATCGCGACGGCGGCGACGGCGACGGCCGAGATGAGGGTGCTCTTGATGTTCATGGTGTCCTCCGAGTGGATGTGGTGTGTGGTGCGCTGTGGTGCGTCACCACCAGAGCTTGAGTGCCGGGTGCCCGGCTGTCGAGAAGGTTATTGGAGATGTTTCGCTACGTCGGCACCACCTCGATGTGAGTCAGGGCGATCCCACCCGGGTAGCCGTCGACCGCGACGACCGGCTGGCTACCGAGGGTCCACACAGGCGAGCGGGTATGGGTCAGCAGGGCGCGGCCGTCCCGGCTGCCCGGGAACGCGATGACGCACGTCCCGACGGGCATGTCCGCCGTGGGCGGCTCGGTCCTGGCTACGGCAGTCATGCGCGGTCCCCTGCCGTCATGAGATGGACCCCGTCCGCGGTCCGTGCCGTCGGAGTGCCGGCCAGGCGGATGTTGGCCCGGACGCCGTGCCCGTGGTCGGTCGGTGCCCAGAACGTGCGGGCCTTGGCGCGCAGGATGACCATGCCCGCAGGGACGGCCACAGCGATCTTGTCGATGCCGACCTTGCGGAGGAACCGCAGGCCCGCGACGAGGATCGGGGGGTAGATGTTCGTGTCGGCGAGGAAGACCACGATGCGACCGGCCGCCTTGTGCTTCGCGGTCAGCTGTGCCGTCAACGCCTTGGACTCGCGGCGCACCTTCTTGCGCCACTTGGGGTCCACCCGGCGGCCGGACGGCACCCAATGGGAGCACAGGACCGCGACCTCGGGGCCGCCGTCGACCGGGGCGAGAACGACTTCGTTCATGTACCGGGCATCGTTGAAGCCGGGGTACAGGCGGGCGAGGGCGTCGTCGTGGCCGCCGTGGATCCTGTGCACCTTGCCGTAGGTGCGGACGTACAGGCGGGCGTTCCAGAACACGGGGTTCGGGCACTGCTTCATGCCGTACTGGTCGTATCCCCGCTTCCGGGCGCGGCGGCGGAACATGCGCCGGGCCTTGCGCGTGAACACCTCGTTGGCCCCGAAGATGTCGGCGCGGTCGGCAGTCAGGTCCCAGCACTCCCGCCACGCGTCCGGCCCGACCTGTGTCGGGATGTTGGTTACTGCGATGCGCACTGCGGTTCTTCCTTTCCATGGAGGCGGGCGTGCTCTGCGAACGCCCGCTCGAGTTCCTTTCGGCGGCGTGCCACCGTCAGGGGCGAGTCATCGAAGGTCGGGGGTGGCGGGATCGGCTGCCGGACCTGCCACGCGCCCCGGGTCTGCGTGTTCCAGCAGACGGACGGGCCGCGGGTCTCGGCGAGCACCCTCGCGAGCAGGTCGTCGTCAGTCATCGGTCTTGGCCGACTTGCACTTGTGGTCCGCGACCCGCTTGCGTGCCTTGTCCTTCGTGCGCTCCCACACGAGCCACCCCCCACAGGGCGGATGGCGACACTCGGCCGTCCACCCGACGCGGCCCGGCGGCATGTCGGGCGTTCGTCCCTCGTTCCGGTAGACGATGCGGCTGTCGGTGGTCATCCGAAGTACCTGTCAGCTGCGGCGTCGGCGTCGTCCGGGTCCGGCACCTGCCACTCGTCCTCGGCGGCGTCGATTCGGGCCGTACAGCGGGCGCAGGGTTCGCCTGGGCACTCGTGGCGGGTCACGGCCGCCGCCGGTCCCTGTGCAGGCACCACGCGCCCCAGACGCACATGAATCCGGCGGCGAGGATCATCAGGTATGCGCCGATGGCGTCGGGGTCGGTCCTCATCCCGCCGCCGCCGATCCGCTGCCGCCCGGGTCGCACTCGTCGCACACCCAGCCGTCCGGCCCGAGGGCGATGGTCATTCCCGGGTGGGCGTGGTGGCCGCAGGACACGATGGAGACGTGGCGAGCGCCGGTCCGGCGGGTGATCTGCGAGGGCAGGAGCGCTTCGTTCGCGACCGTCAGCTCGCCCTCGATCAGGACGAGGTCCGGACGGCAGGACGGCGACGCGCACTGGTCGGCTGGGAGATCCGACATGGCGCAGTAGCCATCGGCGTCGGTGCGGTGCGCCATCAGACGCGCTTCCCGCCGTGCCGGTAGCCGCGCGTCCGGTTGTACGCGAGCTTGCGCATGACCTCCTCGGGCAGGTCCACGCCGTGCCGGTCGCACGTGTCCAGCAGGCGGATCAGGACGTCCGCGCACTCGGACCCGAAGCCCTCAGGCTTGGGATGCGCGACGATCTGGCCGTCGAGGGTCCGCAGCATCTCGCCGACCGTCGCGTCGTCGAGGCCGTGGTCCCGGTACGCCTCGAACATCTCCGAGACCTCGGAGTGAAGGAGGGCGACGTCATCGCCGACCGTCCGCGCGTCGTCGTACCAGCCGTTCTGCTGGTTGGTCTTGCGGACGGCGAGGGTCAGGTGCCCGAGGCCGTCGGCGAGGGTGGTGTGCAGGGTCTTGTTGTCGATCATCAGTCGCCTTTCCTGGCGCGGGCGGCTGCGGCGTACGCCTGCCCGGTCTCGGTGTTGCACGGTCCGCACGCCGGGCGGATGTTGTTGCGGCGGTAGGTGCCGCCCTGGCAGCCGGGCTTGATCCGGTCGACCGTGACCGTTTCGAGCGTCAGCAACTCGCCGCAGCGGAAGCACCGGCAGGCCGGTTCGCCCTGGCCGATCGGGACGCCGCGCGTCTTGGATTCGCCGAGGCGGGGCTCGCGGTGGTCAGCGTTCGCGCGATAGGTCTCGATCAGCCACACCTTGCGGCGACGCCGGTCCTCGGCCGATCCACGCTCGTTACGGGACGCCTCTGCGCGGGCCGACCGGACGACGGTCACGAGCCGGCCTCCGGGTCGGGGCCGTAGCCGGTGACGGTGATGAGCGGCACGAACGGGTCGGTGAAGTCGATGACGACAGCCGCGAGACGTGCGTCGGCCGGGGTGCTGACGATCCATGACCGGGCGGCGTAGGCGGCCTCGACCTCGACCGTGTGCCCGGCGGGCATCCCGGTCCGCGCCTCGTGCCTGAGGTCGTAGCGCAGGACGCCGTCCTCGATGCCCTCGTCTGGGACGCCCATGACGGGCGGCAGGGCGGTCACCGGACACCCCGCGGCCAGTCGATCGTCTCGACCATCCACAGGCCCGTAGCTGCCATGTAGGCGACCCGGTGCCTGATGCCGGTTGCGTGCGCCCACTGCGTCGCGACGCTGTGCGCGTGGGCCAGGCTCGCGAACCGGCCGCTCCGCCGCCTAGGCATCGCTGCCCCCGATCACCCGGGCGGCGTGGTTGGGCGCAAGAATGCCGAAGGTCGCCCTGGTGGCCGCGTAGAACGCTGCCATGGCCTCGTTCAGGCGACGGATGGCCTCGCCTTCGATCGTCGGGAGGCCGAGTTCGCGCCGCACCCGGTTCGCCTCTGAGTGCAGGGACCGGCGGGCAATCGAGCGCTCCCGGTCGGCCCACCGCATGACGATCAGGCGGACCTCGACGTCGGTTAGCGGCCGGGGCGGGGGCGGGTCGTTGCGGCGTTCCCAGCGGCACCGACGCTCGTAGCCGCGGGCGGCGGCGTCTGTGACCGTGGCGTAGCGATCCGGCCTACTCACCGGTCACCGCCGGGGGCGTGATGGTGACGGAGTGGATCTGGCTGCGAAACCCGACATTCGCCGAGACGGCCGAGTCCATGGGCACGTCATCGCGCATCGCCTGCTGGACGAGGCCGACGAGCTGCCCGAGGGTCATGCCGCGCTTCCGGTCCTGCTTGAGCACGGCCTTGGTGATGCTCTCCATGTTGCTCCTGATGTAGGCGGATCGTCCACGCTTGTTAGACGATCGGGGATGCGGGCGGGGCCGCCCCATGGACGGCCCCGGCCCGCGGGATCAGCTAGACGGCAACCCGGGTGTCACGGCACTTGCGGCACTCGACGCCGCGGTGTCCCGCCGTCTTGGTGGTCGGGTAGGACTTGAGCGACTTGACCTCGCCGCAGGCACCCGCGCACTTGTGCGTCGCGTCCGGGCCGGACACGAGCCAGGTCCGCGCCTCGCGGGCGGGCTTGGTCGCCTTGGGGGCGGCCTTCGGCTTGGCTGCGGCGGGGGCCGGGGTGGGGGCCGGGATCGTGTCCATGACGACCTCGCCCTTCGGGCTGACGACCCGCGCGCCGCCCTCGACCTTCTCGGCCGCCCGGGTGGCGTCGATCTTGCGGCTGTAGGACTTGGTGCTGCCGTCGGCCGCGGTCAGAACGAACTTGCTCATGATGTTGCTCCTTGGGTGTTGGTGCTGCTTGCTGACGACCAAGAACCTAAGTGCCGTCGTCCAACGAAGCAAGGGCATCAGGGCCAGATTCGTTAGACGAACTTCTGGGCCGTGTCCATGACCTGCTGGAGGTCGTACAGGGTGCGGCCCCGGCGGTCACGGCCCACGGCGCGGATGTGCCCCCGGGAGGCCCATGACCGGATCGTGCCCTGGGCGACGTTGACCGCCACGGCTGCCGTCGGGGTGTCGACGTGGATCGGGTCGGCCGGGGGCCGGTCCGCATCGGGACCGGCCCCCTGCTCGATGACGTCAGCTGTCACGGGTCACGTTCACCTTGACCGCCTTGGGCGAGTACCACCCGCGTCCCCCGCGCTCAAAGGCGATCTGGACCTGGCCCGTGATGCCGTCGTGGGACAGGACCTCGCCGACCTGCCCGCCCTCTGCGATGACGGGCGTCCCGGCCGGGATCGGCGGGCAGTCGGTCCCGACGTTGAGAGTCGCGTCAGCCTCGATCGGCGGGGCCGTGGCGTCGGCCCCTGTGGTGTCGCCGGTGACCTCCACGGCTGCGATGCCGAGGGGGGCCGGGATGTCGGTGCTGCTGGTGGTGCTGCGGGACATGCCCGCCTCCAATCTGTGGACCTGGGTCCACGGTTGTTAGACGCTCGGCGGATGCCGAAGCGAGGGGTGGGTCAGAACGGCGGCTCCCCGCCGGGGTCGGCCGGGGGCGCTCCCCAGGGGTCGTTGGCGGGCGTCTGGGGCGACGCCCCTCCCCAGGAGCCGGCCCCGCCCTGCTGGCCCTGCGATCCCTGCCCGTTGGCCCGTGCGGTGCGCACCGGTTTGGCCGTCGCGAAGCGCAGCGTCGGGCCGATGTCCTCGACCGTCATCACGACGTTGATCCCGGTACCGCCGTCGCGGCGCTGGTAGGTCTCCGTGTAGAGGTCGCCGCGGACGATCACCTGCGCCCCCTTGGGCAGGGACTCGGCCACGTTCTCGGCGAGCTGCCTCCATGCGGCACACCGGACGAAGGTGGTCCCGATGTCGACCCACTCCTGGCGGTCGCGGTCGAACCGGCGGCGGTTCTCGGCCACGGTGAAGTTGGCGACGGCTGCCCCCGACGGGGTGAACCGCAGCTCCGGGTCGTCGGTGATGTTGCCGACGATGGTCGTCTGCACTGGCGTTCTTCCTTTCCGGGTTACAGCTGCGGCGGCAGGGTGCCGCGCAGGCGGTCGAGCAGGTCGGCGAGATGGCCGACGGCGTCGAGGTCGAGGGGAGTGTCGTCCGGTACGTAGATGTCGACGGTGACGCCGTCTACGTCGGACCACAGAGGCGTGACCTTGATCGGTTCCTCTG